TGGTATAGCGGGTCGGTCTCGGCCTTGCTGTGGTAGAATTTCGTGGAGCCCTGGGCTTTCATCATTCTGCCGGCATAGAAGGCCACACTGGCCCTTGCGTCGGTTGCCTTGGGTAGTGCGCCCCATGCGAGTTTTACCCCGCTGCTCATCGTGTAGTAGGGTGTGCCGTCATATTCGTATATGTCGAAGCCGTACATGCGGCATACCTTGCCCTCGGTCTGGTTCAGGTTGTAATGCTCTTTGAACTTCTGTTCGGTCTCGAGCAGGTCGTTCACATGGTCGCTGCACAGTATCAGGATGCGGTCCTTGGCCGGGATTCCCATTTTGTCAAATTCGCGTTTCAGTGTCAGCAGGTCGGCAAAGGTCATCTTCTTGCGCACTCCGTCGCTTGCGCCTGTGGTCTTGATTACAGGCACGTCGGTGGCTGCCTTGTCGGGTGCTATCGCGTGCGCTGCGCGTTGGTAGAACGCCTCTATCAATGCGTCCCGGTGGCGCTCCTGCACGCTCGCCATTTTGTCATAGCTCAATGCGTGCAGCTCGTCATCGGTCACGGGCGTGGCCTCGGTGCTGAATTTGTCCAGGCTTATGGGCTTGTCTGCGTCGGTCAGCGCCTTAATCGCCAGGGGATAGGTCGTGTTGTTCACAAGCACAGCAGGGTCGCCGCCTATCGCCACGAAGTGGATAACGTCGTTGTTCACATACTGGTTGTAACTGCGGATTCGCGCAAGCCACCCCACGGATTCCAACGCCGTGCGGAACTGCTTGATCTGCTCGCCGGTCCATATCTCGGTCAGCACTCCGGCGCGTAACGCTCCGGCCGGTGCGCTCTGCCCCAGCACAAGGGCCAGAACGTTGCCGGCTACCGCGCCGGCTTCGGGCGCGCAGCCGATTGCCACGGCACAGGCTGCCCCTGCCGTCGCGTTGAATGCCACGGCAAGCAGCATGCAGCTTACTATGCCGAGCAGTCTCTTGATAATGTTGCTTTTCGGTTTCATTGTTTTTGTTTTATTATTCGCTGTTATCTGTTCGCTTATTCGCTCAGTGCCGGGCAGTCCACGCCGTACTCCTCTTTGTACAGGCGCATGTATTCCTGCGGCTGCTCCTTGCGGAGTGTCAGGAGTTCCGCCTGCGGCACTTCGCTCAGCTTGGTGTAGCTCCTGGGGGCTTCTTTCCCTGCGCCGGGGGTGGGCGCGCTCCCTTTGCCGGGTTCGATTGCATCGGTCGGCTTTTGCTGCGGTGACATGGCCTTGAATGTGTCGGCCAGCATTTCCACGCCGGCATTCTTGCCTAACTTGATAAAGTGGTCGCGTTGCCCGGCCACGATCTTGCGCTCTGCGATTGCCTGGTCCACGGCCTGCGTCACCGCCGCAAGCCTCATGCTCTCCACGCTGTCGGCCTTTGTTTTCATCAGGTTCAGCACGGCTGTGACCTGCTCGTCTGTCGCGCCCTCGGGTAGTCCGAGGAGCTGTAACTGTTCTTTGTTCATTTTTGCGTTACTGTTTGTTATTGGTGTTTCAGGTTGTTCCTCTGTCTCGGCCTCGGCTGCCATTTTCAGCAATGGCAGCGCCGGGCTTTCTTCTCCGGCCGCAAGTGTCAGCAGCTTCTCCCCGCCATAGAGCTGCAGGGCTTCGTCGTTACCGCCTATGTCCACTATGCTGACCTCGATAAGTTTGCACCGCGTCACGGTCTCACGCGTCTGTCCGGGCATCACCAGCGAGGGGTCGCTGCTCGTCTCTGTCGGCTCCAACGCCGCCGAAGCCATGCGCAAAAAGCCGTTTTCCCATTTGCTCTCTATCTGCTTGGCGAAGTCGTCGGCCCGGTCAAATACCGGCGTGCCTATCAGCTTATCGCCGTCGACACGCAGGTTCTCTATGCGCCCTATCGGCATGTCCTTGCCGTTCCATGCCCTGCGGTGCATCCACAGCAATACCGGATTGCGCTCGTACTGGCTCAGGTCTATGCCCGAAGTCAACACGCGCGTCCCGTAGCAGTTCACGGCCTCGGTGGATATTACAACTTCCTTCATTGCGTTTGTATCATTCTAAAAAATGCCCGGACGCGGGGCGCGGTGATGGGTGGAGGGGCGGGGGTTCCCCGCGCCCGGGACTTTCCTTTCAATCTTTTTTACCTCGTGGCGGGGGCGGGATTCGGACCCGCGACCTCCGGGAAATGAACCCGGCGAGCTTCCTCTGCTCTACCCCGCAATGTATGGCTGTGAGCCGTTCAGCACCGCAAAATTGGCTATTGTCCGCCGCCCGCCAAAAAAGTGTGTAAATCTTTTACAAACTTTTTTTGTCCCACGCCGTTTTGAGCCAATTTTGCACCTCGAAAGCGTGCCCGGAGTGGGTGCGCTGCCTCTAATTATAATTTTATTATGAATGGCTACAAAAAAGGAAATGGAGCAGAAACGCGAATATGCCCGCCTGCTCTATATGCAGGGTGAGCCGCAAAAGGTCATCGCCGAAAAGGTCGGCGTCTCCGCCCAGACTGTCACCAAATGGGTAAACGACAATAAATGGGACGTGGCCCGCGGAGCTTCCGGCGTTACCCGCCAGGAACTGGTCAACAATATTCTTGAAGGCATCGGCCTTATCCTTGAAAAATTAAAGACTGAACGCGACCCCGACAAGTTCGCCGCGGCTGCCGACAAGCTCGTCAAGCTCACCGCCTCCGTTGAAAAGCTCGATAAGAAAAGCAACATCGTTGACGTTATCGAAGTCTTTACCGCCTGGGGGCGCTGGCTCAAGCACCGCATGGAATTTGACCCCGAAGTAACCCCGGAACTGCTCCAGACCATCACTCGTTATCAGGAACTTTTCATTGCCGCCAAAATGTCCGGCGAGTCTGTATAATTCTTTTCTATGGCTGAAAACAAAGCAGAGCTAAAAAAGGCTATTGAACGGTGGAAAGCCCACGTCGACGAGGTCCACTCCGCCACGGCTTACAACCTGAACGAGACTCCGGTGCAGCGTCTCCGCCGCATCGCGCGTCTCCGCTCGGATTATGCCGCTTTTGTCGATTACTATTTCCCCCACTGGACCACCAACCCCGACACCGGCAAGGCCACCCCCTGCGCTCCGTTCCACATCGACGCGGCAAACAAGATACGCCGCGACCGCAATTTCAAGGGCGCTTTCATGTGGCACCGCGGCGCCGCCAAATCCACTAATATGGACGTGTTTGTCCCCATGTGGCTTATGTGCCAGGAACACCGCGACATCAACGTCGTGGTCATTGTCGGAAAGTCCGAAATTAACGCCATTACTCTGTTGGGCGACATTCAGGCCGAATTACAGTACAATCAGCGCTATATTCACGATTTCGGCGAGCAGTACAACGCCGGAAACTGGGAAGAGGGCGAGTTTGTCACTGCCTCCGGCGTGGCGTTCTTTGCCCGTGGCCGCGGCCAGTCGCCCCGAGGCCTCCGCTACCGCTCCCACCGCCCGGACTATATCGTCATCGACGACCTTGACGACGACGAGCTTGTCGAAAGCCCCGCCCGCGTTTCCAAATTGTTCGACTGGGTGCGCTCCGCCCTGTTCGGCACTCTCGACGGCGGTCGTGGCCGTTTCATCATGGTCGGCAACCTCATCGCCAAAAATTCTGTCCTGGCGAAGTGGTGCGAGATTAAGTCCGTGCAGGTTACCCGCGTCAATATCTACGACAAAAACGGCAATATCTCGTGGGCGGCCAAATGGACGCCGGAGGAAGTGCAGGCCCTTGCCGACGTGGCCGGCTACCGCGCTTTTCAAAAGGAATACATGAACAACCCTATCATCGAGGGCGCCGTGTTCCGCAACGACTGGATCCGGTGGGGCAAGCGACCGTCCTGGTCTAAGTTCTCCGAATTTGTCCTCTATATCGACCCATCTTTCAAGGGCTCCACCAAAAACGACTTCAAGGCCGCTAAGCTGTGGGGCAAGGCCGGCACTACGCTTTACCACCTCCGCGCTTTTGTACGTCAGTGCTCCGTGGCCGAAATGGTCCGCTGGTGTTATGACCTCTACGAGTGGGCGCGCGGCCAGGGTATAGCCATACGTTGGTACATGGAGGCCAATTTCATGCAGGACACTATCCTCGACGAGTTCCGCCGCGAGGGCGACATTCGCGGCTATCAGCTGCCCATTACCGGCGACAAACGCAAAAAGCCCGACAAGTTCCAGCGCATTGAGGCTATTTCACCTCTCTGGGAGCGTGGCTTCGTCATTTACGACGAGTCGCAACGCGACGACCCCGACATGCTCGCCGGTATCGACCAGACCCTGGCTTTTGAAAAGGGTATGCGCGGACACGACGACGCCCCCGATGCCGACGAGGGCGCTATCTGGATTCTCCAGCGCGACACCCGCCAACGCAATATTATCAACTCGGTCTCTGTCGGCATGAGGCCTAACGCTAAAAATGTATCATGGTAACAACTGACTATCTCCGCGCCTGCCTCTTTGACTGGCGCAAAAACAGGGCTGTCAAACAGGCCAGACGCGACGCCGCAACATATGGCAAAAAGTTCCTTGTCGTCGTCTGGGACAAACGCCCGGTATGCGTCTCGATGCAGGCCGTCAAAACTTTGATCCGTCAGCGCCGCCTCGTCGGCGTCACTCCCGAAAAAATTCAGCAGCAGGCCATTTTCGTGGCTTTCCCGCACTCCGCCAAATCCTACCGCAATGTCTGAATTTATCACCCTCGACGACTACCGCGCGGTCTGCGACGACTACGAGTTCCGCGTCATTTCCCAGAATGGTGAGGTACGCGAAGCTGCCGAAGCCGCCGCTCTGGAGCAGATAGGCTCTTATCTCCGCCACCGCTACGACATCGACCTCGCTCTCGCGCGCTCCGGCCGCTGCCGCAACTCCATGCTCGTGCAGTGCGCTGTCAATATAGCCCTGTGGCTCATGATTCACCGCCTGCCCCAGAATATGGGCCATGAGCGCCGCGAATGCCTCTATAACGATTCCATTAAATGGCTCCGCGACATTCAGGCCGGAAAGGCTTCCCCGGATCTCCCGCTTTACGCCTCACCCGACGGCGACGCCGACGACCTCCGCAACCCTGTCCGCTGCGGCTCCATGAAGCCCAACCGTTACGACTGGTAAACACTGATTAAATACTGTTTAACCCATGTTTAAGTTATGCGCAAAAGTTGAGATTTCAGGCGACCGCTCATGGTCGCTTGACTTCGTTACCGCCGTGGAAATTACACGCGACACCGAAAAACTTACCGCCGAAGCCAAAATAACGCTCCCTAAAAAAATGAAGTGGGACGGCTCCCCGGATATTCCGGTGCGCCGTGGCGACGCGGTGCGCATATCCCTGGGTTATGACGATAATTTGCAGCTCGCTTTTGTCGGCTATGTCCGCGACGTGGGCTTCAAAACGCCCGTCGTCATCACTTGCGAGGACGATATGTTCAAGCTCAAGCAAATGCCGGCGGTCAAAAAGGCTTACCGCTCCGTAACTCTTGAAACATTGCTCAAGGACCAGGGCATTACTTACCGGCTCAACATCATGGGAGAACAGTCGCTCGGTGCCTATCGTGTCACGGCCGACACCGTTGCCTCTCTGCTCGGCAAACTCTCGCAGCAGGGCATACGCTCGTTTTTCCGTTATGAGGACGGCGAGCCGGTGCTTTACTGCGGCGTGCTCTTTGAACGCGACTCCACTCCCTCGCAAGTGTTCAAAACCGGCCTTAACATCATTTCCGACCAATCGCTCCAGCAGCAAAAGGCCGAAAACATGCGCCTGCGCGTCATCGCGGTCAGCCTCATGCCCGACAATAGGAAAATCAAAGTGGAAATCGGCGACGCCGACGGTGAACACCGCACGCTACACACCTACAATAAAACCGAAAGCGAGTTAAAGGCATGGGCCCAGCAGGAACTTAAACGCCTTAAACGCGACGGTCTCACCGGCTCTTTTACAACTTTCGGGGCTTCTCTGGTTGACTGCCTCGACGCTGTCGGCTTAATCATCGACGGGAAAAAAGCCGGAGTCTATCAGGTCAAAAAGAATGTGATTAAATACGGCACGTCCGGCTTCCGCCAGGAAATAACGCTCGGCCTGCGTGTCGGCGACTGAATAAACAGTTATGGCAGACTTACGAAATATTATCAGACAACTGGCACAACCTGACGGCGAGACTGCCGCGCTGGTCTGCACTGTGGACGCTGTGGACGAAAAAGCCCGCACAATCGACTGCACCCCGCTTAATGAGGGAGCCCCGCTGCTCGGTGTAAATCTCCAGGCAAATCAGGGCGCGGATTACGGCCTTTGGCTTTATCCGGAAGTTGGCAGTTTTGTTATTGTCGGCTTCGTGGCAGACGGCGCCGCCGGGGTGGTACTGAGCACTGAGAAAATCAAACAGGCGGAGATCGTCATCGGCGACACCTCCGCCGTCATGGACGCCGACGGCCTCCGCATCGATACCGATAAAATGTCAGCGCACATCAACCGTGAAAATATCATTCTTAACGACGGCAATTTGGGCGGCATGGTCATTATCCAAAATTTAACCGACAAGCTCAATGAGCTGGTAAAAACAGTTAATGACCTTGTGTCAAAGTATAACACCCATGTGCATATGTGTGCCGGCCCAGGCTCGTTGTCTAAGTCTGCGGATGTTACCGCAGTGAGCGCCGCTACTTTCAATAAAGCCGATTACGAAAACGAAAAAATCAAGCAATAACCTCAACCAACCCCAATGGCTAATATCCTATACAACTTACGCGAATATTTCAACCGTCCGACGCGCTCCCAGCTAGCGACATTCGCTCGCGCTGCCGCTTCTAAAAAGGGCGTGCGCATCTCCGCAATGCTCCAGCAGCAGTCCGACTCCCTCACTAAAAAGGACATCGCCGACTGGCGCGCGGCCAACCAGATGGCCATCGACTGCGAGAACCCGAACCGCTGCCGGCTTTACGACATCTATGCCGACTGCGTCCTCGACGCCCACCTCTCCGGCTGTATAGCCCAGCGCAAGGGAAAGGTGCTGCAGAAGGACTTCCGCCTCGTCGACCGCGACGGCAAGGAGAACACCGACGCCACCGAATTGCTCCAGACCGAATGGTTCGCCGATTTCCTCTCCCTCTGCCTCGATTCCATCTATTGGGGGCCGACCCTCATTCAGCTGGGTGACGTTGTCCGCGACGGTGGCTCCATCCGTTTCGACGGCGTGGAGCTGGTGCCCCGCAAGCACGTGATTCCCGAATACGGCGTCATCGTCAGAAACCCCGGCGACGACTGGCACGGCGGCATTCCCTACCGCTCCGGCGACATCGCCAACTGGTGCGTGGAAGTGGGGAAGCCCCGCGACCTCGGCCTGCTCCTGAAGTGCGCACCCTCCTGCATCAGCAAAAAGAATATGTTGGCCTACTGGGACGTGTTCGGCGAAATCTTCGGCATGCCCATGCGCATAGCACGCGTAAACTCCCTCGACGACGCCGAGCGCGCAAAGGTGGAAACAGCCCTGCGCGGCATGGGAGCGGCTCAGTATATCGTAACAAGCGACGGCACGGAAATTGAAATTAAGGAAAGCACCCGCGGCGACGCCTACAATGTATATGACCGCCGCGTGGACCGCTGCAACTCCGAACTGTCAAAAGTCGTCCTGAACCAGACCATGACCATTGATTCCGGCTCATCGCTCTCACAGTCGCAGGTCCACCTCGAGATCTTCGAGCGGACAACCGAAAGCGATGCCATAATGTGCGCACATATCGTCAACGGACGACTGCTCCCGCTCATGCTCCTGCACGGCTTCCCGGTCAAGGGACTGCGCTTCCAGTGGAACAACGCCGCCTCCTACACCCCTGCGGAACAGCGCGAAATCGAACGTCTGCTGCTGGAGTATTACAACATCCCCTCCGACTATTTTACTGAAAAATACGGCGTGATTATAGACTCGCCACGAGAGGCCAAAACGCAGCCCGACCGTTTTTTCGACTGAGCCGCACCCTGCCGCCGGTCGACATGGCCGGGCTGCGGCGCTCTTATCTCGCGTTTAACGCCGCTCTGGGCGATCTGTATAGTGACGACCTCCTGCATTTGTCTGCCGGGGTTCCCGGCCCTGATTTTGACGACACGGCCTTTTTCGATGCTGCCGGCATGGTCTATGACGCCGGCGGCTTCGACGCTTCGCAACTTTCCACTCCCGAAGCCCGCCGCCTCATCGGTGAGACGCTGCGCCATATCAAGCGCGCCATCGACTCCGGCATACCTCACGAAGTCCCGGAGACGGTGCGCCACGCCCTGGAGAACAACGCTTTCATTTTCTCCGGCTTCAAGGCTTACCACACACTCCGCGAAGTGGGGCTGTCGCTCACTACCGACAAGGGCGAGATCAAGCCCTTTGAGCAGTTCCGCACCGACGTGGAAAAGGTCAACAACCGCTATAATCACAATTACCTCCGTGCGGAGTATAATCACGCGGTCGGCGCTTCCCTGATGGCCGCACGTTGGCAGAAAATAGAAGCCGACGGCGACCGCTACGACCTCCAGTACCGCACGGCCCAGGACGACCGCGTCCGTGAGGATCATGCCATTCTGCATAACACGACGCTGCCACCCTCCGACCCGTTCTGGTCGCTCTATCTGCCGCCTAACGGCTGGAACTGCCGCTGCACCGCCGTACAAGTCCGCAAGGGCAAATATCCCCAGAGCGACCCCGAACTCGCCATGCTCCGGGGCAATAACTGCACCGAAGCCGCCAAGCAACAGATTTTCCGCTTCAACCCCGGCAAGGAACTGCAACTGTTCCCGCCCAAACACCCCTATTATAAAGCTCCCGCCGACGCTAAAAAAGTCGTGGAGCAACTGAGTGAGGAACAAAAGCGGGAGCAGCGCATTGCCAAAATGATTGCGGAACTGCCGGAACATCTGACCGAAGCGGAGAAAAAGGCCATTGCGACCCATAATCTGGAAATTGAAAAGGCACTCGGAATTACCAAGGGCAAGCCCATGAGCGTGGACGACGCCGACAAACAGTCTGCAAATCCCAATTACAACAAATCACGCGAATATCAAATAAATTGCCAGACTTGCGCCCCAGCCTATGTCCTCCGCTTGCTCGGATTCAATGTAATTGCAAAAGCAAACACTCCCGGTTCCCAATCTGCCTACTTGGCACGCCAACATTCTTTTGAAGCATGGACCAAACCGGACGGCACCGCGCCAACGCCGTCACTCACTTATGACTGGATGGTCGGTAAGGGTTACAAACAAATGTCAAAAAAACGTTATGCGGAGTTCTTTAATGAGTGCTGCAAAGAAACCGGCGTGTATATCCTCACTATCGGGT